CAGTTGTGATTGGTGCTTCTGTAACTACGATTGAACCAGTTGTTGTTTCATCAAAACATAAAATTCCATGAATGTTTGTACATCCAAAGTCTCCTAAGTCTACTGTTGCATTGTCTGATCCACCTATGGCTCCACCTGCTGCGGCTCCCAAAGTATCTGGAAAATAAGCTTGAATCATTTTCACACCTGCGTTTGGCAATATTTCTGTGTTTGTTCCTACATCTCCTAATGCTGTCATTTTTTTATTTAACCTCCTATAATTTAATTACCCTAATTAAAAAGGGTTGGTTTGTGCGTAAACCACACGACGGACTCCATGAGGGCCGCTCTCCACTTTTTTTACTAAAAAAAAGATTAAAAAGTATAAAATAAAAAATTTATAATATGTTGTCTATAAAACTATTGAAAGCCGTATTTCTCATGATTAGACACTCGTATATCTTCAACATAAACTTCTGTGAATCGTTAGTTTTTGCTAAGTCCTCGTAAGTCATGTCTTGAAGAACTCTCATCTCAATAAAATCCGTATCTAAGAAATATATTTGTTTTGCACCTGAAGTGTTTGACAAATACATGCTTGGAATAACTGGTATTGGTCCAACCATTGTTTGAAGTACAATTGATGCACTTACTCCGAATGGTAATGTTCCACCCAAGTCACTTGGATTATATCTGAATGTATCAATTATTAACTTTCTCAAATCTTGAACTACTGCACTTGATGCGATTGCGATTTTTGGTCTTCCACCATTATCGAAAGCGTATCTAACAGCTGTTTCAATATCATCCCAAGTCATTGCTGCACCATCTAAATCTACTACATTAGTAGCTGATTGTAACACTACAATTCCTGAGAATTGTGTTGCAGTTGTTGCCGCATCTCCATTCACGATAAGATTTTCTTCGAGTTCTCTCATTTCTCTTGCTTTCATAATTACTTCAAGTTGTTTAGCGTTTGGAACCCCTGCTGAACTAAACGGACTTCCTCCACCTAAGCCTTCTCCTGTTGGTTGAAAACCTTCAAGGATGTAACTTGGCATCGCCGCCTGCATTTGTCCAGTTGTTCTACCAACTGCATACAAAAACTTGATTGATGTACTTGCACGAACATATGTGTCTGTTGTTTCTGGTAACGCTGCATCTTCTGCCGCAGTATAACCTCCACCTTTAGCGGTGATCTGATTATAATCAGCTGTCATACCTTGGTTTGTAACTCTTGGAATTAACTCAACCAAAGGAGTGAACTTTCGTGTAACATCCACTATTCGTGGATCAACATAGATTGGCACCATTGCATATCCTGCAGTTCCTGCTCCACCAGCCTCTGAATTCAAAGCCTTCATTCCGATAGACATTAAGTTTTTCAACTCAGGCCTATAATCTGTTTGGCTCCATGCGTCTGCATATCTTGTACCATCTTTTAATGCTCCGAAAGAATGCGCGTAGGCTCCTTTACAATCGACATTTCCCATACTCATTGTCCCTTTTCCTTCCATTATGCTATTAAGTCAAGAGGATTTGTAGATTTACTCTCAAAGTCTTTTGATTTATCTAAAGTAGAAATCATACTTTTCTTCACAGGCATTTTGATACTTGCTTTTAATTCAGCAATTTCTTTGCCTTGTGCTTCAACTTTATCCATTAAAGATTTAACTTCCGCTCCAATTTCTTCTTTGGGTTCTTCTGCTTCCTCTTTTTTCTCAGGTTCCACAGCTTCATCCTTAGATTCAACTTCTTCTTTAACTTCTTCCTTAACTTCTTCTTTAGTTTCCTCAACTTTTTCTGTTTCTTTTTCCTCTGTCATATGTTTAACCTCCTGTAATTTAATTTTATCATCCTCTTTCGAGTTTGAATTTGATTTTTCCTCTTCTTCCTCTTCCTCTTCCTCTGGCTCCTTATGTGGATCAGGGCGTTTCTTAGGTTTCTTGGGAGTTTTCTTTTCCTCAAGAGAATTTAAACTTTTAAGAAAAACATTCTCAATGCTTGCATGAGTATTAACAGGATTTCCAGTAAATGCTACATTTAATAAATTTATCTTTTCTAACTTTCTGACTTGTACTCCATCTTTTTCTTCAATAGTATCCTTCACTGGCACGAATGCAATAGAAAAGGCATCAATAAATCCATCCTTAATTGAATTTTTAATTTCATTAAACCTTCCAATATGTCTATTCAACATTGCTCTGACCTTTAATCCTTTTTTATCAATGAAGAAGTCTTCAATTTTTGCAGCAGGAATAATTGTTTTATTTATCTCTGCTTCCGTCTGACTCTTACCTCGAAAACTCTCATGCTCAATATCTAACTTGATTGTTCGTTTTCTCATTTGATCTGCCATGTCCAACAAACAATTCTTTGTAACTATGTCATTTACTAAATCCACATCAGAAGTAGAAATATATCCTTCAACAAAAAAGTTTTCTCCCTCTGCTTTTAACTCAATGGGTCCTGAACTAAATATAAAACTTGGATCATTCATGCCTAAAAAAATAGATAATAATATTTAAAGATTGTTGTTCAAGCAAATTTATTCTTTGTCTATATATAAAACAGAACTTCTGCAATTAACATGACTTGGAGGAACTGGTCCTTCCCATCCTGACTCTTTATCTTTAAAATTTTCGTCCAGCCCAACTACTTGACCATGCAATCTTTTACATATTGGACTTGTTCTATCATCGATGTGGGTATGCCATTTTTTATTTAATTGTTCCCCACTAGATTTAAACGCCTGTAATTTTCCTTGATTTTCTGCACGGTTTGTTTCTGTTCTAGCAATCATTCCTGCACGGTTTTCTCCGACGTCAAAAACTTTGCTAACTCTTGCTTTTATTTTTGTGATTCCCTCGCCAGACATTATTCCTCTTTCTAATTCTTGTCTTAAGTCGTTTACTACTTCTTCGGTCATTCCTTTGATATTATTAAAAGTATAATCTTGGATAAATTCTATTGCTTCGTTGTTTACCATTAGATTTCTTTCTATTTGTTTTTCGGACTTATCCCACCCTTTCATGAAAGTAATTCTAATCACTGCATCACTAATTGCTTTTAATCCTGTAAATGTAAATAATTCTTTAATCTTTTTTGCAACATCACCAAGAGATTTTATTGCAATCAATTTATTTTGGCCTGCCTCTTTTTCCAGGATGGATTTAATTTTTAACTCATTCTGTTTCAACAAATAGATTATACTTTTGTTAAGTCTATCCTCTCCAATTGTTTCAAACTCTCTAAGAATTAAAGGATTCTCCATTGATTTCTTTTCTTTATCATCTGTTCTTGATTGGATAGTTGTTTCTTCTTCTTTATCTGTTTTCTCCTTTTCTAAAGGATTGTCATTTGAGAACTTGCTTTGCATCTCCATTTGTTCCTCTGCAGATTGTTTATCTCCCCATTCAACTTCTTCCATTCCTTCTTCCAGTCTAATCTCATTTATTGATCTATACCCTGCTCTTAATTGTACCTCGTAAAGATTTGCTTTCTTTGTTTCTTCTTCAACATCAAACATGGTGAATTTAAACTCCACATCATCAAATTCAAATTCTGTGAGAATTTCTTTATTATGTTTGTATTCTTCCATTCTAAGCATTGGGTTAAGTGTTCTTTTCTTGAAAACATTTGATTGAACTATTTGGTTTGCCATTCCTTTTGCATCTTCTGTGAATCCCAATTCTGTACTTGTAACCCCAAAACACGCCCAAACCATTTTCGCCCACCATTTTTGTGCTTCCAATAATTCTAATTCTGAGTTAGTTAATTCCAATCTTGTGAACACGGGGGTTTTATTTGTAATTGGAATTGTATGAAACTTCTTTTTCCAATTACCTGCACTATCTCTAACTCTTTGGTTTTCTTTCCATTGATCTTTAAATGCATTAATTTCTTCAGAACTTGAATTCTCTAATCCTATGATTCCTCGAGGGATTTGGTTGTCTGAAAAATATTCTAAACTTGACTCAATTGCATAAATTAATGTTTGAATTGTTTCGGCTAAGACTTGCACTGGTGAACGTCCATAAATAGAATCTGTTCTTGAGTTCCTTTGTAACCAGATTATTTCTTTCTTTCCGAATGGTACTGGTCTTGCTCCACTAATCCATCCATACTGAAAATAAGCAGCTTTTTCTCTTGCATCTGCAGCGTTCATCCATCCTGGTTCCATCTTATTTACTTCTGCAGTATTGTTCGCAATATTTGTTTCAAGAATTAAATCATCTCGGTCAGTCATCATACCATAAATGTCAGGATTTTTGGTGAATGTTCCTCCATCCCTTGCAACCATCTCTACCATCTGGCCCTGGAGATTAAAAAGTTTATTTATTACTCCAGCATCAATCTCGAAAATGTCCCTCAAATATTGTTTTCTTATGTCCTCGAAACTTTCTTTATTTGTATTTGGATTGTCATAGAAATCTTTCACTGCTTTTTTGTGTGCCTCAAAAGTTGGAGAATCTTCTTTTCCTTCCTTAGCAACAATGTCCCATTCAACTGCACAAAGTTCGTCGATAGAAGTATTAATACACATGTCCACATATGGACTTGCCGCCAATCTTCTTATGTTTGGGATATCAACAAATCTTGGATAACCAAATGGTGGCTTGTAAATAAATTTAGGAATATATGCTTTGGGTTGAGCATTTCTTGTTGTTTCACTGATAGGATCAATGCTCGGAACAGATTTCTCTTTTATTAATCCAAACAAGTTATTAAAATTTCTTGCCATGAGTATTAAGTGTCGGGATAGTTATCTTAACTTAGGGGATTATTTAAATATTGGTGTTTAGTCGAGGAAGCTCAGGACCATCTCATTTTTATTTACTACGAAAAACATTCTCATCATCATTGCATCTCCGATGTCCGTTGATCTTCCAAGTTGATCTTTAATTTCTTCTTTAGTTAAAACTCTAAGTGGTTGATCTTTTCCAGGATCCTTTTCTTTTATCTGTTCCAAGTCCTCAATAATCAATTCCCTATCTTCAACACGGATATCCTTGGATATTCCTATCCATCCAGAGTTTACATGATTTGCTAATTCAAACCAACACTGTGCTTTTAGATTTTTATAATTGTGAATTACCTTATCTTCTTCTGTTTCTTTCTTTCTTGTCATTGGTCTTGCATTATTTACAAATCCTTTCACTCCGGGAAGATCCTTCACTAATCCAAAACCAACACCATCTTCATCAATTACACATTTACTTCGAGGCACTTTGTGTTTTGTTAGAATCTTATCTAATTCTTCATTTGATATATTATTAAAATTATAAATCTTTTCTATAAAAAGCCCATCCCAAATTAAAATCATTGTTCGATCTCTTCCTCTTCCAGCAACATCCACCGTACACATCTTTATTCCCCTCTCTGCATCATTTGTAAATAAATCTATAATTGCATCATATTCAAATAATTTTGTTGGATCATCATCATACTCAAAGTTTCCATACAACAATCTTTCTTTTGAAATCCTATCTAACTTTTTTAAATTCTCGATATAATATTTTGAGATAAATGGGTTATCCACAACCAATGCCGGGATAAATGCTCTGTAGGGTTCTATTGTTCCATCTTTATCTGGTTTGTAAAATTCAAAATATAAAAAGTTCTTACTGGGGTTGCTTGCGATTAAAAGTTTTGGAATCAAGCCAAACTCATCAAGTTTATATCTTATTCTTGACATTACAATATTCTTTGCCTTTACTGTAATCTGGCTTGCCTCATCAATAAATGCTCCAGTATACTCTGTTGACCCTAATGTATCAAATTCGGGATCACTTGGATATAAAAATAAATCTTTTAAATAAATTGAACTTCCATTCCAGAATTTAATAACTCCTTCCATTGAGTTATATTTATAATCTACATTGGGTTTCAAACCCATTTCTTTACATACTTGAAAAAAAGTCAATAAAGTTGATTCCTTTAAACTCTTCAAAATAGCTCTACCCATTAACCATCTGCTTCCAGGATAACTAATGCAGTTTATTAAAAGCCAAAAACATCCAAGATATGATTTTCCTCCACCGGCTAGGCTCCGCCACCATAAAAGACTTCTGTGTGCACAGCATCTTCTAATATTTCTAATGCTTGCTCTTGTCTTTTAGATGGCTTCCATGTAATTGTTTTCATGGATTCTTTCACCTCCTATACCCCTCTTTTTTGTGTCTTTTTTTATGACACTCTTTATATAAGGTAATACCATTACTTATATCCCATAACTCATCACAAAACAACCCATCTTGAAAAGACTCAGTAGATTTGCTTCTATGTTCATATTTCTTAAAACTTCCAGAATTCGTTTGTCCTTTCTTTAATCCCATATAATTATACCTTTTTCTCATTTAAAGGATTATCTTTTTGTGCATCATCCGCTCTTTCTATTAAAATTCTCTTTCTTTCATCCAAAATATCTATTTCAGACTTCTCAATATATCCTCTCTTCTTTCCCTTAGTCTTCAAATAAAAAATAATCTCTGCGGTCTTTCCAGCCTTAATATTTTTTAATAATGCATTCTCCACAAAATCCAAACATAAATCTGGAATCTGTTTAATCCAAAATTTATAATTCTCATCTGCCTTCAACCATTTATAATGAGTTCTTCTATTAATCCCTGTTTGTTTGGCTGCAGCTGTAATCACTCCCAATTGGTCTTGCAATGCCTCAAACATTATTTTCTTCTTCCCACTTAAAACTCTTATCTTTTTTGTAGGAATCTGTGACTTTTGTGACTTTTCCATCTTAAAACCAAACTCCTTTTAGATAATTTTTAAACAAATATTCACTTACATTGCAATTAACTGCGTTCCCAAGTGCAAAATAGCGATTATTTGATGTTTGGCCCTCTGTCCATCCATCTGGGAATCCTTGCAATCTCTCGCATTCGAGCACTGTCAAAAGCCTGTAATCATCTTCTTTTGCTTCATAAACCAATTTCTCTCCGCATCCTTCCTGGGTTGTTAAAGTTCCGACACGATCGTATCCTCCGATTAATTCAAAGTTGAATTGCTTCTTTTGATTGATCTTTAAAATATTATTTTCTGTTTTCTTAACAAATTTGTAAGTAACTCCCTTTTCCCTTATGTCTCTGAATCTCTTTTGCGCATCAATGATCTCTGGGACTTTCTTCTTAAAATCCTTTTTAGATCCTAAAAAAATAACTCTCTCTCGATTCTGCGCGGTTCCATAAAATAAACTATTCAATAAAATCACTCGCACATAATATCCTGCTGCACTTAATAATTTAATCACTGACTTGATTGTCTTGCCGTCATTGTGACTTATAATTCCTTTCACGTTTTCCAGGACAACATATTTTGGTTGCTTCTCTTTTAGAATATCATAAATATAAAAAATCATTTGGCCCTTCCTGTCTTTGAATCCTTTTCTTAATCCTGCCATACTGAAACTTTGACATGGGAATCCTCCAGTTAATAAATCAAAATTTGGAAGCTCTTTGATCTTAATCTTAGTTATATCTCCAAAATTATGCACTTTTCCCATTCTTTTTTGATAAATCTGCACAGAACTTTGCTTAATCTCACTAATTCCAACGCATTCATGATCTCTCAATCCATAATCTAATCCTCCGATTCCACTAAATAAACTAAGATACTTCATTTTATCAATTCCAAAATTCTTTGCACATCGAGCTTTTGGCCCTCCTTGAAATATCTCTTAATCTTATTATAATCTTTGATGTTGTCACAAAAAAAACCCTCTCTTTCTTTTAGTCTAATTGATTCCGGCGGCATCAAGGCAATCACTTTATATCTCTCATCAAATAAATTCACATTTTCCACTTCATTGAGTTTCAGTTCTGTATCCACTTCTTCTTTTGTGAATCCCGTCAATTCTAAATCAAACCCTGCTTTCTTCAAAAACTTAAATTCTTCTACCAATAATTCCTCATCCCAAGTTGAATACTCATTGGTTTTATTATCCATAATTCTAAATGCCTTGATTTGTTTCTCGTTTAGATCCTTCGCATAAATTGCTGGTACTTCTTCCATTCCCATTTTCTTTGCTGCTTTGACTCTTGTGTGTCCTGCAACAATCTCTCCTTTTTTATCCAGGATCACTGGCACTTTGAATCCAAATTCTTTTATGCTCCTGGCCACAATCTCCACTGCATTATCATTCTGCCTTGGATTCTTCTCATAAGGCTTAATTTTGCTGATTTTTACTTGCTCGATTTTCATTTTTGCTAGTTCGACCCCCGTACATCTTTGTTTGAAATGTGTTGAGGGGTCTTGCCGGTAAAAGCTAACTTTAGGAAAAAAGAGTATCCCTATCAACCCCTCTGGGAACTATGCCCCGCTCTTTTCACAGGAGTCACTCTCAGCTAGCCGTACTTGAGTATGAGTGAGGGGTCTTGTAAAAAAAGGTTAGTTTTTTAAAGAGGTATCACTTCAACCCCTCGTGGTGATTTAAATTTTAAGTCTTG